TTACCAAAAAAGGTGGTTAAAGAATCAAAAGATGAATATTTACAAACACCACCACCACCATCAAAACCAAATGAATTACTGCCACAAGAACCAGCTGATGTAAAAGGTGGGAAACGAAAAACGAGAAAAAGAAAATCCAAGAAATCTAAAAAAACCAAAAGAAAAACCAGAAAAAGAATGAAGAAAAGAAAAGAAAAAAAATAATATTATTACAATATAAAATATAATTTATTACATAATAAAATATATTTTTATCTAGCATACATAAGACCACAATTACCACTAGTGAATGTTAGAACATTATATCTTTCTTCATGAATAGTTAGATTGTAATTGTAATTATATATTCTCCATGTAGGTTTATTTACACCTATAATATCTCCTGTTATATCATCACAAATAGTATAAAAATTTGCGGATGGATCTAATGGAGGAACATATGTCTGGAATTCAAATTGTATATCATTGAATTTACTTAGATTCATTGCACCCGATGGTTGGAAATCAAATGGATCATTATGAATCGCAAAACTATAATTATATAGTCCATCGGGTGCGTTTCCAGAAGTTCTTACATATTTTTCAATATAATTATATATACCAGCATCCATCACATTTTCTCTATATTTTCCGTCCATAAGAATACCAAGACGCATTAAAATATCCTTTTCATTTGCAACATTATATAGCCCAGTATAAGTAAGGTATGTAGGGGATCCATCTATTTCTTGTCCTGGACCAATACCCGTAGCACATCCAAACACATCCCAATCACCAGTATAAGGTGCGAAATCGGATTGTTGTGGAATGGTTTTATAAGGCCAATTTGTATAATTGCTCCATTCATTTCTTAAGTTTACATCACTTCTTTGAAAAGACCACATCCATGATGAAACCATTCCCATTGTACTGTCTAATTTTACCCGCTGAGTTCCTGTTACATTAAAATATTTCCATTCATAAATAGATTTGAATAAATATTTTTGTTCTTTAGCAGCAAATACTTTTGATTCCTCTTCTGTTAAAAATCCATAGGTTGATATTAAATGTGTATCTGCGTTCCAATTGGTTCTCTTATCAACATAATTTAATGAAATATCAGGAGGCGGTTGTAAAAATCTATAAAATTGTTGTATGGCTATATTTTGATTAGCTTGTATATGTGGGTATTCATTTACCTGATCTGTTACATCACGAATTGTAAACAATTCATTGATTGGTCTTAATGTAACGTTTATTTCTAATTCGTTGTATTGTAATGCTACTAATGGAAAAGCCATCTTTGCTGCTAAAGTAAACCAACAATTAATGGGAATATATATTTTTCTAGCTCTGATAGATGGTTCTGGACCCTGTACGGCACTAGTATAATAAGCACTAGGATATGCATTAATTTTACCATAGGCATTGGCAGGATCATTTAGTTCAGGAACATTACCCGACATTTTATCATATAAGTCTTTCTTATCAGTAGTAAAATCTCTCTCCAACATGGCTAATAAATAAGATCCTGAATATTTGTTTAAGGTTTGTCCACCTACAGTTATTTCAATCTCTTCAATCATTTGTGTTCCCAAATTATCAATCCATTTAAAATCATAAGGAACCCATGTTCCGGAACAATCCATTGGTGGATATATTGGACTCCAAATAGTCGGTAGTTGAACTACTAAATATGTGTCCATCAATAATTCAGCATATCTTTTCATTCTAAACGTGAATTTAGATGATTCAGTAATTCTTAAAGCTCGTTGTCCATCAAAATCAATTCTGAACTTTTGAAGACCAAAATTAGTATATTTTTTATATGTTGTTTTGAAAAATGTTTTTGACGGATTTCCATTTAAATATACATTTTGGTTTCCAAAGGCTACTATATTTAACAAACCTCCTGGCATATATATTCCTTATACACAATAATTATTTAACTTTTTATTCTAATAAATAATATTTAGTAATTTACAACAGTTTAAATTAAATTATTTTTTCATTACCTAATATAAGTAAATGGAGCATGCTAAAAAAATGTACTCAAAATTAAATTTAGAGCAAAATAAAGCTACTACATTAAAATATATAGCTTATTTTGTAGTTGCCATTTTAATATTGGGTTTATCTGCTTATACAATAAACAAAATGCAACTAAATGATGTTAATTGTGAAAATTTAAAAAAAATTTATACAGAATTCCCCAAGATTTCTTCTATTAATTTTAACGGCGATAATGCTTATTCATATTTGTTGCGCGATTATTATGTAAAAACTGCTTACAACTGCTGCTGTTCAGGACAATTTAAAAACGATTATGTAAATGTATGTGCTTTAAAAACATGTATTTCTCAGGGTGCGAGAGTACTTGATTTTGAAATTTATTCTGTCAATGATGAACCAGTCATAGCAACATCTTCTATTGATAATTATCATGTGAAAGAAACATATAATTATATCAACTTTTCTGATGCTATGAATATAGTTAGGAATTATGCTTTTAGTGGAGGATCCTGTCCTAACCCAAATGACCCTCTTGTTCTTCATTTTAGAATTCAAAGTAATAATGAAAAAATTTATAAAAAAATAGCAGACACTATTTACGGAACACTTGAAAGCAGAATTTTAGAAAAAATATATAGTTATGAATATTACGGACATAATTTAGGAGCTATTCCTCTCAAAGAATTTCAAGGAAAGGTAATTATCTCAGTTGATCGTTCTAATCCCCTATTTACGTCTACACCATTAGACGAATACGTCAATATCGCATCGAATTCTGTATTTTTAAGAGCTTCTAGGGATTATGATATTAAATACACTCCTGATAGTCAGGAATTAATTGAATATAATAAAAAATTTATGAGTATGAGTATGCCTGATATGAGTGCTTATGATACAAATGTTTCTGCTGCTCTTAACTTCAAATATGGATGCCAATGGGTTGGTATGTGTTTTCAAAACTTTGATTCTAATATGGAATATTATGATATGTTTTTCGATAAAACTGGGCACGCGTTTGTATTAAAACCTGAACACCTTAGATATATACCTGTTACTATTCCAGTACCTACACCACAAAAGCCAGAGAATTCATTTACTACACGAAATACTACTACTGATTATTATTCATTTAATATTTAATTTTAATTTTATATAATACTTTATCTAGTCATATTATATATAATGTCATCTTGTAAATCAAAATCTACCTTAGAAGAAAAAGAAGTTGAAATATTAAGAAGTGCTATTGATTTTGCCGAGAAAAAAAAGGGAAGACAAATAGTAAGCGATCCAGATGTAAAGAAAATTATCTCTATTTTAGAAGATTTTCTAAAAAAAAAGAAATTAGTTTGTTACGGTGGAACAGCTATTAATAACATTCTTCCTCTAGATGATCAATTCTACGATAAAGATGTAGAAATTCCAGATTATGATTTCTATTCCCCTAATGCTCTTGATGATGCAAAGGAGTTGGCTGATATATATTTTAAAGAGGGATTTCAAGAAGTAGAAGCTAAGGCTGGTGTTCATCATGGAACATATAAAGTATATGTCAATTTTATTCCTGTTGCTGATATTACATTCTTGGAAAAATCACTCTTTAACAGAGTTCAAAAAGACGCTATTCGTGTTTATGGCATCCTCTACTGCCCCCCAAATTTCCTTCGTATGAATATGTATTTAGAACTTTCTAGACCAGCAGGAGATATTAGCAGATGGGAAAAGGTACTTAAGCGACTTATTCTCTTGAATAAGAATTACCCACTTAAGGGGAAACATTGTGACCCGAAACTATTTTTAAGAGATTTTGAAATGACAGATGTTAAAGGAGCTGAAAAATTGTATTATACTGTTCGTGATTCTTTTATTGATCAAGGATTAATTTTCTTTGGTGGTTATGCCAGTTTTCTTTATTCGCATTATATGCCAACCAAGCAAAGAAAGATATTTCAAAAAACACCTGATTTTGATGTATTATCCGAAGAACCAGAAAAAGCAGCAGCTATATTAAAGGAAAGATTGGAAGATTTTGATTATAAAGGTATTAAACTTATTAAACATGAAGGTATTGGAGAGGTTGTTGCACCACATTTTGAAATTAAAGTTAAGATGGATAAAATCGAAGAAACTGTTGCATTTATATATAAGCCATTAGCATGTCATAGTTACAATATTATTAAAAAGGGTAATAAATCGGTTCGTGTAGCAACTATTGATACAATGTTAAGTTTTTATTTTTCATTTTATTACAGTGATAGAGATTATTATGATGAAAATCGTATTTTATGTATGGCTCAATATTTATTTGATGTTCAACAGAAAAATAGACTTGAACAAAAGGGTGTTCTTAAAAGATTTAGTATTAATTGTTACGGAACACAAGATACATTAGAAGAATTGAGAATTGCCCGGTCTGAAAAATATAAAGAATTAAAATCCAAAAGAAATACAAAAGAATATGAATCATGGTTCTTAAGATATATTCCATTTGAAGAAAGTGCAGAAAAGGCAGAAAAGAAATTAGAAAATAAAAAATCTAACAAGAACAAAACTAGAAGTAAAGGTAATAAGGGAAAAAAAAGAAAATCGAAAAAAACACAGAAAAGTTTTATTAACATGTTGCTTTAATTTTATTTCTCAGGATAAAATATATGAATTATAAAATTATTATTCT